CCAGTCATCGAGAGGCAGGCGGTACGATGCGATGGCCCAATCCCCGGTCTCTGTCTCCCTGCCGTATAGCACCTCGACCGGTTTGTCGTCGATGGTCTCGGCGGCGGTGCGGAATCGGTCGAACTCGCCTGGCTCCCGCATCCTGCAGGCGTGGAAATTCGGATACGGCTTGGAGTGGTCGGGCAGTTCGGCTGACCGAAGTTCGGACGGCTTCCGACCCGCGTCGCGGAGATGGCGAGCGAGGTGGTTGTAGACCCCGCGCCGGTCGTTCTCTGGTATCGACGTCTTGCGAGCGTTGAGGTTGCTGAGAGCGGTAGTGACCGCCCTGACATTAGCAGCACCGCCCTTGCCGTTACGCCCGACGTGGTGGTGCAGATATTTGTAGCTCGCCTTGAGTTCTGGGTCGCCCTCTGGATCGACCCAGGCGTGGGACGCTCTGAGGATCGCCGCCCCACCCTTGATCCGACCCCGCATCAGTTGACCGTCCCAGGCATCCTCGGCCCATGCCGTCAGATGCGACGGGATCGCGCCCTTCTCCTCAGTTGTTGTCGGTGCAGTCTTAGCCGCAACTGTCGAGGTCGATGGAGACGACCCACGTATTACCGACGAAACCTCGACCCAGTCAAGGTTCCCGATGCGCCGGATCACTGTCGACACGTCCTCGCCTTCGTGCGTGATGTCGTCGTCCTTCGGGATGTTGAACCCGACGCTCCACTCCCTGACGAAATCTCCCGCGACGTTGCTGAACGCCTCCCGGCCTGCCTGAGTGTCCATGTTCATCTGCATCCGCGTGAACAGCCGATATTCGTCGCCCTCGATATGTCTGGGTTGTGCGAATACGACCTTACCGACCAGCTTGCCTTGATCGTGACCGGACAGGACTGGGATCGGGAGGTTGCCCGCTATAGAGGAATCAAAGGCGGTCGGCTCCACGATGTCGCCGTCGGCGTCGATCACACCCATCGAGTTGGTGTACGCCTCAACGATCCCCTCGGCCTCATCGACGGCCTTCGCGCTCGCGATCATCGTCTTGTGAATCATAGAGTCTCCTCCGGCTTATATCCGCGTGGCATTGGAGTCCAGTTGAGCGTCCCGTTCGGGTGGTCGTCGATATTCTGGGCGGCGTCCAACGCGTAGACCTGACCGTGACGTTCAGCGCATGTGCGCCCGTGTGGATCGCCTGGGTCGATATAGTTGTCGTCAGGGTCGCCGTCTACGTCGTCAGCCTGCACATATCCGAAGCCCTGCTCTTTGTAGAATCCGACTGTGGTCTGATTCTGGCTCCTCATGATCTCGGTTCGGGCGATCAGCCTTGACCGGTTCTCGGTCTCGCCCAGGATCGAACGGATGCCGGGGAACTTGTCGTCCGGTACGCCCCGCGCCAGTTGTTCGATCGAGTACCCGCGTTCCAGGCCGATACCGACCGCCCTGCCGATGGCCTTGGAGGTTGTCCGGTGGATCATCGCGGCCCGTGTCGGTGCCTGGGTCAGTACCCGCTGAACCGTCGGCAGCTTGTCGCTCCAGTCGAGAGTCCCGGCGACGCCCACGTCGTTGATCGCGCTGAACGTCCGCTTGGAGACCCGGCGATACGCGGCCTCTAATATCTTCTCCATGTTCCCGGTCTCGATCGGCGGCAGCATGTCGACGGTCTCAAACGGGTACGCCTTCGTCGAGGTGGTCTGCCGCTCCATGTGACGGCCCAGGATGCCGTCGACCCGGTTGCGGATACCGCGAAAATGCGTGAGGGTCTTAGCTGCCAGGGCGTCGGTTTCCTCCTCGCGTTCCTCAAGGATGCGACGAGCCAGCATACGACCGCGAGGGACGACGCGAGGAGCTTTGACCTGGGCGAGAATCGGGTGGGCTTGTTCGATCGGCGCGGCATCTACCGCAACTGGTGCAGCGTCGCCCTCGGCAACCTCAAAGACGCTCGACGGGATACGCCGAAGCGCACCTTCCGAGACCGCGTCGAATCCCAATGCCTCCCGCGTCTCGTTCAGCGTGATGATGCCGCCCGCGAATAGGGCTGTCAGCCGGGTCGTCGTCGCGGCCTGATCGTCGAGCGTTGCCCGCATCGCGGCCCAATCGACCGCCAGGGTCTCGTTGCCCTTGTACTCGTCGAATAGGTTCGCGTTGAAATACCGGAGAATCCTCGCGACCATCGGCTCCAGGGTCTCGGAGTGGAACGCCAGCCGAGCCTCCCGGTAATTACTGAAGGTCGACCGCTGCAGTCCGACGTTGGCCCCGACTAGGATCGGTGGGACTCCGAACACCGCACAGATGCGGGACTCGGTCAGGTTGTGCAGCCCGCCCAGTTCCATGTCCTTGGGCGAGTTCGACATCGGCTGATACTCGGCATCATCGTCGAGGATCGCGACGCGGTGGAAGTTATTGACCCCGCCGAACTGCGACCGCCACCGCGATCGGATCGTCGACGCCTCCTCCTGGGAGGTCAGGCGACGCTTCACTTTGAGCAAGCCGCTCGGCACGCCCGCGTTCTGGAAATAGACCTTCGCGAAATCGGTCATGTTGAGGTCGAGGTTGACCGTGCGGGACGCGACCTGGAGAGGGCTGAGACCGTAGATATCGCCAGCGGGATTCGGTAGAGCCAGATGGCACATGTCCCGCGCCTCGACGCCGTACTCGATGCCGCCGACGGTGTAGATGTAGCTCTCTGCGCCGTAGTCCCCGGCGACGATGGTGACTCGGTCAGGCCGTAGGAGGTACATCGCCGAGACCTGATCGCCCTTGCCCCGTTCCTTGATCACGTAGGCGTTGCCCGCAACCATCAGGAACGTGACCAGCCGCTCAATGAATGAGTACCAGTCGGTATAGGGATTCGGCTTGGTGGTCAGGTCATACAGGAGGCCGCGTTCGACCTCAACGCTGCCGCCGTCAGTAGACGGAGCCTGGACATAGTACCGGGGCGATGCCGCAGAGGTCGCCAGCTCCCTGATGCAGGCGTGGACGATCTCGTTCTTGCTGTATCCCTCGGATGCGAAGCTGGCATAGTTAACATCAGGATAGCTGGCCTGCCCCACGTCGAGGTTGAGTGGAACGGTGGTCGATAATTCCTGTTGCTGCTTGCGTAACAGCGTGTCCCAGAACGCCAATAGTGACCTCCACCGGCGTTCGGGCGTGAGCCTCGGACACTGCGCCGGATCGGGCCACTGTCATGGAAGATACCACGACGAATCACACCGCGTCAAACATAGGCCCAGGGCGACTGCCATCGTCGCGAACCCAAACCAGTGAATAGATAACTGGTTTATACGTGAGAAGAAGGTCGACTATATATTCATCGCTGATAATAACCGGGCTTGAAAGCTCGATCTTAGACTTGTCCTCATTAAATCCCTCCACCCATACGCCTCTCCTACCCATCTCTGCCATTACATCAATAAGTTCACTCATCATCCACCTCGTTGCGGGTCTTGCACCGGCTGCACACGATCACCGTACCGGGAGCGGCCTTCTCCGCGAGGAGTTTGCCGCAACATACACAACGCATCACTTTGGTTTCATCCGTCACGCCCTGGCGTATCCGTTAACGGATTGACCGTTGACGACCCACGCCAGCGGAAGATATATGATCACCATACCCCGACCCCTGCCGCGCCTGTACGCCCATATACCGCCAGGGCCAGAGCCATCACGCAGTCGTCGTGCATCCCGTCCGGTGCTGAGTACCTGACGCCCGTCCTGGTGTATTCGTAGGCGAAGGCATCCAACTCGGAGACGATCACGCCCTGCGGATACCTGACCTCCCCGGTCTGGATCGCCATCGCCAAGCCCTCCATGAGTCGCTGCTTCGATGGGGAGGAGAAGTGGTAGCCCTCCACGTTCGACAGTTCCCGCTGGAGCCGTTCGACGATAGGATCGCCGACCCCGGTTGAGTCCACGATGGCAGACGTCGCACCGATCTCTTGGGCCAGCCGCTTGACGGTTTCCTCCCAGGGCCACTGGTATCGGTCGAACCGGCAGACGGCTCCCGTGGCGTCGAGGCCGATCACGACCGTCCAGTCCACGCTCTTCGCCAGGTCGACCCCGTAGACGACCGGAGGATCGCCGGAGACGTCACCAATGCAGGCTCGGATAGCTTCCTGCCCGAATGGGTTCCCGCCGTCGTCGGATGGTTCGGCGAAGTACAACTCGCGGAACACGTTCTCCGGTAGTTGCCGTTGAGCCTGCGCGACTTCCTCCGAGTCAACGATCCCCGCGTCGATAGCGTCCGAAGCCGTCAGCTTCGCGTATGTCCACCCAGGCTCCCCGCCCTCGGCCCGACGCGCCAGGGCATACGCCCAGTTCCGGCGGCCCTTGACGTTGCCGATGATCCGCACCGGGCCACGGGTCGCGGTCAGGGTCGAACGTACCGCATGCCATGCTTCCTCCCGCATCCGCGTCGCCTCGTCCAGCACGGCGGCGTAGACGTCCTCGCCGTAGAGGTTGTCCGGCTTCTCGGCAGACCTGAACGAGATGATCGCCCCGTTCACCAGCGTGATCGTTAGCTCGGATTCGTTGGCGGTGTACAGGGTGTCGTCCAGGCCGCGCTTGAGCCGCCGATAGGCGACCTTGGCCTGCGGATAGACCGGGCTGATCCACCAGAACGCCTGACCCCGCAGCCCGCCCATAGCCTGCTCCAGAATCCACGCGATGCAGGCGACAGTCTTGCCGCACTTCGTACTGCCCTCGATGATCCCGTAGCGGTCAGGGCTGAATATCGCCGCCTGTTGTTTCGGGTAGAGGCTGGGTCTCCGATATATCACCGTCGGGGCCGTTGCCGTTGAGGTAGTTGCCACTTGCTGCCTCGATACTGAATGTGACCTCGCCCTGGGTCAGGTTGATCGCCCGCTGGTCGATGGTGATTAACGGTTCCTTGGGAATCACGCCGTTGATCTCGCTGATCCGGTGCATGATCGACATCACCATCTTCGTCGCGGCCTCGTCACCGGCGAGAGCCTGGGGCCACCACCGGGACAGGAGCGTCGTGTACCGCTCCATCTGTAGCCCGCG